ACTCATCAACTGATACCAGCGGGAAGCAGATTACACCAAGAAAACCCAAACGCTTGCTGAAGCACGCAAGGCACTCGATACCGAGAAAGCTAGTGTCGAACAAGCTAAACAACTTAGGGATCAGTACTCTCAACGGTTGCAATTAGTCGAGCAAATGCTCACCCAGCAACCACAAGAGAATCTAGAGCAGTTAAAAGAAACCGACCCGATTGGCTATGCCGTGAAGGTCGCAGAGCAAAGTCAGAGAGAAAAGCAACTCCAAGCTATACAATCCGAGCGATACCGCATTGCACAAACGCAACAAGCGGAACAGCAGGATTATCTAGCCAAGCACGTTGCCAACGAATCTGAGAAACTGGCTCAAGTGATACCGGAGTTCAAAGACCCAGAGAAGGGCGAAACAGTCCGTAAGGAAATTCGCACCTTTGCTAAGTCGATTGGATGGTCGGATCAAGAACTGGCTAGTGTGTACGATTCCCGTGCTGTTATGACTCTGTACAAAGCCATGCAGTATGACAAGCTGATGAGCAAAAGTGGGCAGGTAAATAAGAAGGTTGCCGAAGCACCACGGATGCTCAAAACAGGTGCGTCTACTCAGCGCAGTCCAGACCAAGAGCAGACAAAGAAGTCTAAACAATTGCTGAAGCGCACAGGTCGTGTTGCTGACGCTGCAAACGTATTTGAACGATTCTTATAAAGGAACTATCATGGCTACATTTACCGCACACACGGCCATCGGCCAGCGTGAAGACTTAACCGATGTCATCTACGACATCAGCCCTACCGAAACCCCATTGATGAACACCCTTGCCCGTGGTAAAGCTACGGCTGTGTTCCATGAGTGGCAGACAGACAGCCTAGCCGCTGCTACTACGGCCAACGCTGCTGTTGAAGGCGCAGACGCATCGTCAGCTACGCTCTCACCAACCATCCGTTTGGGCAACTACACCCAGATCGTTCAAAAGACGATTCAAGTGTCTGGCACGTTGGACTCAGTTAACAAAGCTGGTCGCAAGTCAGAAAAGGCTTATCAGCTTGCCCGTGCATCGTCTGAGTTGAAGCGTGACATCGAGACCATCCTCCTGAGCAACCAAGCACGTTCGGCTGGTAGTAGCTCAACGGCTCGCAAGTTGGGTTCAATGCTCTCATGGATCAAAACCAACACCAGCGTAGGTGCTGGCGGTGCTGACCCAGTAACTATCGGTCAGACAACCCGTACAGACGGAACTGTCCGTGCCTTTACCGAAACTTTGCTCAAGACTGTCATTAAGGGCGTGTACGAGTCAGGTGGTTCGCCAAAGGTGCTGTTGGTTGGTGCGTCTGGTAAGCAGAAAGTGTCGGCATTTGCTGGTATCGCTGAACAGCGTTACATGGCTCCTGCTGATGCGCCTACCACCATCATCGGTGCGGCTGACGTTTACCTGAGCGACTTTGGTTCGGTCTCTGTTGTACCTGACCGCTTCATGCGTGACCGTGATGCTCTGGTGCTTGATCCTGAATTCGCAGCCGTTTCATATCTGCGCCCATTCGCCACAAACGAATTGGCTAAGACTGGCGACAGCGAGAAGACTCAGATCATTGCCGAGTTGACCTTGGAAATGCGTAACGAAGCTGCACACGGCGGCGTGTTCGATTTGAACATGGCTCTGTAATCTCTAACTGAGATATGGGGAGGGGGAAACCTCTCCCCTATAATGGACAGATGAAAAAACTATTCTCAAATGATGGCACTAGACACACAATCGCTCATTTCGATAATGAGGGCGGGTTAGTCTTAGAGACCAAACAAGATGTTACCGAAATTATTGAGGGTAACAAGAAATCATTTAATGAGGTGACTTCACAAAATAAGTGGGGTGATCTTACTAAGGTGGCCAGACTGCCTCTAACGGTGATAGACGACCTGAATAAGAAGGGAATCATGCGTGGGTTTGCTGTGCTAGACGAGACCCGATTCAAAGTGTTTCTGAATGACCCTGATAACCGATTCTTCCGCACACGACCTGGCAGGGTATAAGTAATTGGGTAGCCCTAAACATATTAGGATATTGCAATGGGAATAACAAATTACAGTGACCTACAAGCAACCATTGCTAGTTACTTGGCACGGTCAGACTTATCGGTACAGATACCGGACTTTATTAGGTTAGCAGAGGTGCGATTAGGTCGTGATCTGCGTATCCGGCAGATGCTGAAGTCGTCTGTAACGAATACAACGGGGGGTGACGATACAGTTTCGTTGCCTCCTGATTTTTTGCAATTGCGGGATTTATTTGTTGTCACCAATCCCATTAGGGATTTGCAGTATGTAACGCCTAGCGTATTTAGCCGTAATGGTCGAGTAACAGAGTCTGGTTTGCCTGTGTATTACACGGTGATTGCAAACGAATTCAAGTTTGCACCTGTGCCAGATACGGATTACTCGCTAAGGGCATTGTATTACGCTGCGCCAGAGTACTTGAGTGACAGCAATCCTAGCAATGTGTTTCTGGCTTACACGCCAGATTTATTGTTGTACGGTTCTTTAATCGAAGCAGAACCGTTTTTAATGAACGATGCTCGTATTCAGTTATGGGCTGGTATGTATGACCGTGGATTATCCTCTTTGACTGCCGCAGATGATGCGTCTGAGAACAGTGGTGTTCCTTTACGAATGACTCTTACAGCGAGGTAAATAAAATGGCCGCAATGTCGAACTATCTTGAGAACGCTCTCATTAACGCATCTTTGCGTAACACTGGATACACATCACCAACTACCGTTTATGTTGGCTTGTATACCACCGACCCTACGGATGCCAACACAGGCACTGAAGTTTCTGGGGGGTCTTATGCCCGTCAATCAGCCACATTTGGCGCACCATCAGACGGTGCATCTACTACTAGCGCCGACGTTACGTTTCCAACGTGTACGTCCGACTGGGGTACGGTTACATACTTTGGTATCTTGGATGCCTCAACATCAGGCAACCTCTTGTATCACGGTGTGTTAAACAACAGCAAAAACATCCAAACAGGCGACATCCTGAAAATTGAAGCAGGAAACCTGACGGTAACTTTGGCTTAAGGAAATATTATGGCTCTCAATATAGCGGATCGTGTCAAGGAATCTAGCACATCGACAGGCACAGGCACACTTACGCTTGGGGGGTCTGTGTCTGGTTTTCAGTCGTTTGCTGCCATCGGCAATGGAAACCAGTGTTACTACACCATCGTCCACAATAGCTTAGACCAGTGGGAAGTAGGCGTAGGTACATACACAGCCTCTGGCACGACGCTATCGAGAGACACGGTATTAGACTCATCTTTAGGTGGGGCAAAGGTATCGTTCTCTGTCGGCAATAAGGAAGTGTTTGTTACCTATCCTGCTGATCGCTCTGTCTCTCAGGCAGACATCGGCACAGCGCCGAACGAAATCCCACTGAATCAGTATTTGGGTTCGATGGCGTATCAGGATTTGGAAAGCGTCACGATTGATGGCGGTGTTGCAACATTGGGTACGGCAACCATCTCGTCTATCCAGAACAACACAAACATCAGCGAGGCAGAGCCTACGCTAGACCTGAACTTTGCTAAGGTTAAGGCACTAGACCCACGCATTACTTTTGCCCGTGCATCTACAGGTACATACTATGATGGCAAGACGTATGCCAAGGCAGAGGAGAATTTGCTGACGTATAGTCAGGAGTTTGATAATGCGGCTTGGAGTAAAAACGGCATAACAGTTACTGCAAATTCAACAGCAGCGCCAGATGGTACAACAACGGCAGACACAATTACTCCGAACACAACCAATACTTTTCATAGAGCGGGTCAATCACCAACCGTACCTGCTTCAAATGTGACAATTAGCGTTTATGCAAAATCCAATGGGTATGATTTTTTACATTTACGGCTTGCTTTTGGGGCTTCAGGGGTCGGGCTTGCATTTAATCTAACTAATGGCGTAACATCAACTGGATATAGAGAAGGGAACATACCCTTACCTGCGCCAGCGTCATTTTCGGTTGTCGATGATGGAGATGGTTGGTATCGTTGCTCCATTACAAACACAGTAACGGCTGGGTCTGCAACGCAGTATAACTATATAGGTGAAACGGCAACGGTTGTCTCGTTTGCTGGTGACGGAACTTCAGGCGTATACCTATGGGGCGCACAACTCGAGCAACGCTCTGCCGTATCATCCTACACCCCAACGACAACTAAACCGATTACACTTTACCAGCCCGCATTACAAACAGCGGCAAGTGGTGTAGCTCGTTTTGACCACGACCCAGTTACGCAGGAATCGCTAGGGTTGCTGATTGAAGAACAGCGGACGAATTTGGCTTTGTATAGCGAGCAGTTTGATGATGGTTATTGGGTTAAATCGGGGATGTTATTTGATTATAATTCTGCTGTAGCGCCAGATGGGACTACAACTGCTGATAAAGTAATTCTAAATAGCACAAGTCAAAACGCTTTTGTTTACAGAAACAGCCTTGCTATTGCAGGGCGTGTCGTGTCGGTATTTGTAAAACCAGCAGGGCATAACTTTTTAGGGATTAAACTTGGCAATAGCGCAACAATGACAGTTGATTTAGTCAACGGTGTTTTGGGTCAAATAGCCGGATTTGCTAGTAGTGATTTTTTAAGTGCGGTTGATGTTGGTAATGGCTTTAGGCGGGTTTCTTTCAAATTCCCATCTGGTATGTCTACACTTAATTATCTTGCATTTACATCTAGGTCTACCGAGGCGTATGACAATACGGCTTTTGATGGTTACTCAGGCATCTTTATTTGGGGCGCACAGGTAGAAGAAGGAGCATTCCCAACGTCTTATATCCCTACAGTAGCAAGCCAAGTAACCCGTTCTGCTGATTCTGCCTCCATGATAGGCACGAACTTCTCTAGCTGGTATAGGCAGGATGAGGGTAGTTTTGTTTTAAAATATGTTGAAAACGGTAACAATTCTTCTGCAACAGGATTAACTGTTAATGATGGTACTACTACTAACAGAATTTCTTTTTTTGCAGATGGTTCTGGCGGGACTCCAGTAGAACCAACTTTTGTTGTTGTTTCCGGCAATGCTACACAAGCATTAATTGTAGGTTCTGCTCCAGCTATTAACACAGTTGCACAATCAGCGCTAGGGTATAAAGTTAACAGTTTTGTTTCAATTATGAATGGTTCTGTTATTAATAGTGACGTAGTTGGAATTGTGCCATTAGTTACGCAAATGCAAATAGGTAATCAGTTAAATAGCTCGTTTGCTAACCGAAGCATCAAACGCCTAACCTACTTCCCCCAGCGTCTTGATAACGCAGAACTCGTAGAAATGACGGAGCAATAACATGGCTACAATTAAACTAATAGGTGATGCGCCTAATCAAGTCAGCAGGAATAAGGATTTGGGTGAGTTGGCTTTCAAAGACACGGTGCTAGTTCCTGCTCCTGCTAGTGCCAGTGCCGCTGGTAACGCTGGTGACATAGCCGCTGATACTAGCTACATATACGTCTGTGTGGCTCAGAATACTTGGCTAAGAGCGAGCATCGCAACATGGTAAGCCTCGACAAACAAGCCCACTTCCTCGCTGGCACAACCATCTGCTTGAGTTTTGCGCTCTTTGTGTCTCCTATACTCGGTCTAATCACTGCTATCGTGCTAGGCGCTGTTAAAGAGCTTTGGGACGGCATGGGACACGGTACTAAAGATATATGGGACTTTGTAGCGACTGCTCTCGGTGGGGTGGTTGGCTTTGTACTAATACTTATTTCGGAGGTGCTATGAGCATCGCACAGAACTACCCTAACGTAGCCCCACAGCTTCTTATCGACCTAGCCAACACGCAGAGGTTAGACCCACGCCTGACATTTGCTCGTGCCTCTGTTGGTACATATTACGATGAGAACGGTGTGTTGCAGACAGCCCCAAGTGGCGTAGCACGTTTCCAATTTGACCCAGTGACAGGTGTAAGCCAAGGGTTGTT